AACTACTTAAAGATAAAATCCTTATCTTATATAAAAAGAATGGAATTTAAAATGTTAAACGATGATGTCCTTTTCCTTATTAAAAATGATTATGAAAAACACTATTTTTGTGAAGATAAAAAAAATGAAATTGATGAAAGATTTAATTTTAATACTAATTTTAATACGAGATTAATTCAGTTTCCTATAATGGATAGAATAAAAGACAAACAATATAAATACATGAAATACGGAAGAAATGAATTTTATAAAAATGGAAAACCAAAAGATAAAAAAATATATTCTACAATTATAAAAGAGGTTATAGATTTTTTAATACAAGACCATATACTATATGATATTGATGAATTAAAAAATGGTAATTTAAAATCAAATAAAAGTGAATTATACAAAAAATATATGAAATTTTTTAGAGATAATACAAAAAAAATTAAAGATGAAATGGATAGTTATTTTATTTATAAAATTGATGATTTAAAACCAAAATGTAATTGTTGTGGTGAAAGAAATAATAAAGAAGAAATGGAAGATATTTACCCACTTTTAATGGATTATAATTTTAGTGAGAACTCAATACCAAATTCGTATTGTGAGGAATGTTGTGAAAATATATTTAATGAAAATGAAATAAACCTTTTTGGTGATAAAAGAGAATATTATTTTCCTATAAAAGAATTAATAAAATTTAAAGAAGGTCTTTATTATACACACCCACAAACATATAGAACATTAGTTAGAAGAAATATAAATCTATTAAAAATTAAATGTAATAAAATGAGTAAATTTAGTATATTAGAATTTTATAATTCACAAAGACATTATTTATTACCCATATTACCTATATGTAATAGTGATAATAAAAATACAATTATATATAAAATACAAAATTTATAATCAAATACCTTATAATTAAAATTTAATACTAAAAAATTATATATTTTCTCAATTAATTAAACCAAATTATTTTTATTATTTTTTTATATAATTTAGATAAACATGAATTTAAATTTACTTAAAAATATTTTTTATATTATATAAGGTTGATAGTTAATAGAACGCTTATATAAATAGCCTCCCATTCTTTCTATATAAGGGGAAAATTATACTATCACCCCACCCTTATTTTTGTTAGGGTTTTAATAAAAATATTAAAACTACTTAAAGATAAAATTAATATCTATATATAGTATAAAAGAAATGGAGGTTGTAAATCATGAAAGTTCCAAAGTTTCTCATAATGAATATTGTAGAGATAAGATGTTTATAAATTATCACATGGATATAGAAACAAGTAGAATCATTACAAGCATGAAATATTATAAGAGAAAATTTAGAAATAATGCAGAGTTCCAAAAGATTTGTGAAAATTACGATATTGATGATAAAGAAAAATTAAAACAAATGAAAGTATTTAATTATTTAAATAAACTTAATAATTTATAGAAATCTCTTAGAATTGTTATATATCTCTTAGAACATGTTATTTTTTTAATAAATTTAAATTTAAAATTTGAATTTAATTAAAACTACTTAAAGATAAAATTATTATCTTATATATATATAAAAGAATGGCTATAACTAACGATGAAATCAAAAACGCAATTAATCAAGGAGAAGAGAAGAAATGTAATAGTCAAATATTTAAATCTGTGTATAATAAAAATAGTATGCAACCACATTTAAAATATTCTAAAAAACAAAGTAAAGTATTTTATCTTAATGAAAAAGTTTATAATATTCGTAATCTCAAACTACTAATGAAAGTTAAATTTAATTATGCTGATAGAGTTGATGGTCTTATTAGAAAAGAAGATATTGATTATTGTAGAAAAATTCATAAAGACATGAATTCTAAAACTGGTATATCTCAAAAAACTTATATGAAAGCAAATTATGATTTAGGTAGATATTATTATAATGGGACATTAGGTCTGCAATCTATTAAAGGTAGTATTAGAAAATTATTAGTTGATGGTAATGTCTTTGAGTTAGATTTAGTTAATTCTCATATTCATATTCTATTAGATATTATTAAAGATTATTCTATTCTTAATGTTGATAATATTAAAGAATATTCTAATGATAGAGATAATATATTAACAGAAATTGCTATTAATTATAAATGTGAAAAATGGGTTGCTAAACAATTATTCTTAATCTTATCTTATGGTGGAACTTTTAAAACTTGGATTAAACATAATAATTTATCCAATCAATTACAACCAAATAAATTTATTATAGATTTCCAAAATAATATTAGAAATATTATTGATGTTTTAGTTAAAGATTGTAGATATTATATTGATATTGTTAGTATGATGAATACCATAAGTAAATTTGAGAAAAGTAAAAAAAATTATTACTCTGCTCTTGCTTTAATGCTACAAGATATAGAAACAAATATAATGTATGAAGTTATGGGATATTTAAAAAAAAATGAAATAGAAACTGAAACTTTTATTCATGATGGAATTACAATTAATATTAATAATTTTGGTATTGTTGATAATCCTTTTATTGAGGAAATAGAAAATCATATTCTTAATACACTTGGATTTAATATTAAATTAAAAAAGAAAGCATTAGAACCAGAAGAAGAAGACCTTAAATGGATTAATGATATAGAAAAATTAGTTGATGGTGATAATTATTGTATTATAGATAATGATAAAGATGCTGCAAATTATTTATTAGATAATCATTTACAAAATCAAGTTTATAGAAACAAAGAAATATATTATATTAAAAGTGAAAATAAATGGGATATTATTTCTAAAAAAGAAAATGTATTAGCTTGTTTATCAAGAATTGTTTATGGTTATGATATTAGATTTGAAACACCAGATGGTAAATTAAAACATTATTCTACACTATCATCTGGTAATAAAAATATATGTTCTGCATTATATTCTTTAATTCCACAAAATAAATTTATATCTAAATATTTTACAGATACTACAAAATATAAATTATGCTTTAATGATGGTGTATATGATTTTAAAACAAAAACTTTTAAAGAATGGTTTGAGTGTGAAGATGTTTATACAACTAAAATAATTGATTATGATTTTCCTACAAATGTTAGTATTCTTGATATAGAATTAATCAATAAAAGAATTTGGAAAAACATGATTAAAGATGATGAAGATATTAGTTTTATTAAAAAATCATTTGCTCGGTCTATTGCTGGTATGGTGCAAGATAAAAGATGGTTTGTATTAATGGGAAAAAGAGATAGTGGTAAAAGTAAATTAATTAAATTATTTGGTAATGCTTTTGGTGAATATATTGGAACTACTAATTCTGGTAATTTACTTTTAGAAAAAAATAATAATACTGATGATGCTAAAAAGAATATGTGGCTTACTCCTATATGGGATTGTAGAATTGTATTTACAAGTGAATTTAAAACTGATGATGTTATTGTAGATGGTAATAAAATTAAATCTGTTTGTTCTGGTGGTAATGATGTTATTGAGATGAGAGCAAATTTCCAAGACCCACAAAAGAATATACCACAATTTACTCTTGTTTGTGCTCTTAATGATTTACCAAAAGTAGAACCACAAGATACAAAAGAAAAAATGGTTTATGCAGAATTACCTTATCAATTTGTTAGTGAAACAACTTATGAAGAAAGTGATAATAAAGATTATTACAGAATTGGTGATGATAGTATTGATGAATTTATTGTAAATGATACTATCATTAATGCTTTTATTCTTGATATTATTAATAATTATGATGAAAAACCAAAATTCACACCAAATATTATACAATCATCACAGAGTCAAAGGGACGAAGACAATCCATTAGATTTTATACAAGAACAATATGATATTACTGGTAATGTAGAAGATTTTGTTTATGTTAAAGAGTTTATGTTAAATATGAAAGAAACAAAATTAACATCTTCTAAACTAACTTCATTAATGAAAGAAGTAAATAGAAATGTTATTAAAAGGAGAGATGAAACTGAAAAGAAAGTTAAAATTTATGGTGTTAGAATTAAAAATCTTGTAAATGGTAATCAGGTTGATGAAGATGTTGAACTTTAATCATTCTTTACTTGTATAGGTATATTCTTTCTTTTATCAATTTTAAATACAATAGTAGAACCACTATCTATCGGTGCTGGAATACCAAGTTCAGTTCTTAAATCAACATCTATATCTGTTAAAATATATTTTTTATCAACTATATATGGAATACCTGGTTGGTTTCCAAATACAATATTTCCAGTTTGATAGCTTCTATTTATTGATGCTACACATGTTGTCTTATTTATTTTTTCTGCCGCAATATAATTATATTTTGGTATAATATTGGAATATAATAGTAGATGTGAATAACTAAATTTATTTGGTAAATTTGTTGCTATTAAAGCATCGCTTTCTTGTGGAACATTTTTTTCTAATAAATTATTTCCATCAAGAGACGCCACTTCATAATTCACATTATTTGTATTTAATGATTGATTTAATGTTGCACTAATGAATCCATTTGTGGTAAGTGGAGAAACTTGTTGATTATATTGAGATAATGCTTTATCATTATCTTTAATATTTTTATTAAATAAACCACGATTAAATACTTCATTTTGAGTTCCAAATCTTGGAAGTAATTGTTTTAGATTAAAACCTAACCTATCTAACAAAGTTCCATTATAAGTATTTTCATTATCAATTGATATTTTATTATATGTTCCATCTTTTTTCCTTGCAAATAATTCTAATAATCCAATTCCAGAAATACCAGAGGCAATTCCTTTTTGTCTAATTGCTGGATTACTGATAGGAATTATTTGTGTATTAAAATCATCATTTGGTTTGCTTTCTGTAAAACCAGCTCTTGTGGAATTACAATAAGTTTTTTTATTACCTATCTTCATAACATTATTGGAACTTTCGCCATCTGGAACTACTAATGGTTTATCAGCATTAAAAAACATGGAAGCATCATAGTATCTCTGCATATTATTATCTTCTTGACCTTGTTTCATTAATGTATGCATATTACTTAAACTCATACGAGATTGTGTTGTATCAAATGAAACATTCACATCATTAGAACCTAACATCAAATATGGAAATTGTGATTGATTATTTGTATCTACACCAGCATTATATGAGGTTTTAAATGTTCCAAGAGTAATATTTATTTCTGGTTTAACTAACCAATCACTACTATTAACAGCAACATCATTACCATCTTCTTTAAAAACTATATCTGGTAAGCTTTCAAAATGCTCTCCGTTGTTTGTAATAATTAAATTATTTATATTTATAATAGCCCCATCAATACTTACCTCAACTTTAATTTGAGCGTTAGTAGTTGGATTGCCCCCATAAAATTCAGCAGTTATATTTGGTGATGGTGCGACTGGTGGTATTTTTGCAGTTATTAAAATTGGACTATTTTCTAATTCTACTTTTACAACACGAACACCTTTATCATCATTCTTTACTTTTCTTTCCCATGAATTAATAAATGATAATGAATTATTTTGTAATGACCTTGGAATTCCAAACAGCTCTCCATTTATAGGTCTTGGTATTCTATATTTATTTAATGATGAAATTTGATTTCTACAATTGAATCCAATAAAAGGTGTATTATGAACTATATGATTAGCCGAATCATAACCACTTACAATAATATCTGGTATTACACATCTATTAGTTGATAAATTAAATGTTGATGTAATTAACATTAAGAAACTTTTAAATCTATCATTAGAAGCATTCTTATCAAGAACAGCACCATAAGGACTATTAGCACCTATTGAAACATCTGTTGCTTGTGAAGGTTGCGATGATGTTAAATCACCACGAAATAATCCTTCTTGTCCTCCATCTTCTGTTATTCCAATAATAATTACATTTTTTGGTAAAAATGGTAGTTTAGCAAGAATACTACTTGTATAAATTAAGAAATCATTAAAAACTTCTCCAAGTGGATTACTTTGTGTTAATTTATATTCTAAACCTAAAAATCTTTGACCTGCACCTTGATTACTACCAATAATTACTTGATTTGCAGATGTGGAATATGTTGCTGTTGTATTCATAGTCATATCCATATCAGTTGATAAATTACCATCTCTAATAGCATTTTTTGGACTTGGACTTCCATCAAAATTAACAAATACATTAGGGTCTTCTGTAAATTGTAATTCAATATTCGGTGTTGGAAAATATCCTTTTAACTCAACATCATTTATACTAAATGGTGTAGAAGCATCACCAAGATAGGTAGTAAAATTATTTCTTTTTCTTAAAACCCATTCACCAATATTTACATTATTACCAGATAATGCAAATGTTTCTGTTATAACCAATCTTAATTTTTTATAACTTAAACTTACTTGATTAAATGGTTCTTTTATTCCTGGTAAAAATGATGTTAATGCTGGGTTTGATGGAAATGTTGATGGACTCACAAAACCTGCTGCTGGTGGTGCTAATGGTAATGAATGAGTATCAAGTGTAGTCCATGTTGTAGAGTTTATTTGTTGTCCTTGTATCTGTATATTTTTTGGAAATCGGCTTATAGTATTACTTGTTTCATTCTTAAAAAGTGCAAATTCACTCATCTCCAAAGCAAATGTATCATTATTACCTGTAACATGTAGTATATAATAACCATAGCTCGTGGTATTGGAATTTACATTAAATACAACTCCTTTATCTAAATTTAACGATGCTGATTCAGTTGTTGTAACTCTGTCGCCCCAAGCTGTAAAATTTGTTTGTGTATCCAATACATTATATGTA